CGGGAAATCCCAGGTGTGGCCTGGGATGGGGCAGATCGAGCGGCTAATACGCGAGATGCCACTGGACGATCTCAATCGCCTGCTGGATGAAACGAAGCCGAGTACCGCTGGAGAGTCCGCATGACCAGCACCTCCGACCTTGGCGACCTGGCCCGCATCCACTACGAGGCCGGCATACCCCCGCTCGACTTCGCCGAGGAGCAGGTCGCCCTCCTCGTGGACATGCACGCGACGATCGCAGCGGAGGGCCTGGGTGCCGTCTTCCCGGATCTGCCGACTGGGCCGCATGACTTCGCGCGGCGCATCCTCGGTGCTCTCCTTGACGCTGGCTGGGAGCCGCCGGTCTGGCCGGTCCCGGAACCGGGGGAGTGCACATGAGCCGCGACCTGGACCGCGAAACGCAGGCTGCTATCGAGGCGCTCGTGTTCCGGCTGAAGAACCGCACCGATGAGGATGATGAGCCGTTCGCGCAGGAGTACGTGCTGGCGATGCGGTTGCGAGGCTGGCGGCCGACGGAGGCGCGGGGACCGGTGGACTACCGGAACCTGCCGCACGGCGGGGGCCTGCCGGCGTCTGAGGAAACTCAGCGGGAGATTGACGCGGCACGGCGCGCGGTCGCATCGGCGGCGACACGGGCACGGACCCGGGCAGCGGAAACAGGCGATGCCGCGTGAGGCGCACCGATGCGGTGGACATGTGGCGGGCCGGTTACGACGCGGGCGCCCGCGCTGCGAGCCGGGAGGCGGGCGCGAACATTGACCGGGCCGCGTCCTACCTCGCTGCCTGCCGGGTTGGGGATGCGCAAACCGCGATGGATGCGCTGCTGGTGGAGCTGGTGGCGGCGCTGGCGTCGATGTTCTGCCCGGTGTGCGGCGATGAGCTGCCGGTGGATTCGGGGCGCTGCGACGCCTGCACGGCCAGGGCGCGGCGCTCGCAGGCGGTGGCTGGTTCGGGTGCTGCGGCCTGGCCGGGGGAGAGGCGGGAAGCAGCATGAGCGACATGCCGCGCGAAGTCCATTCGCAACACGGGGCGATGCGCTACAGTCAAGCCATGGAACAAAAGCAACCGCAAACGTTGCGAGACTTGCTCACCGAGCGAAACATCCGCATGGACGCCGCCGCGACCCTCTCCGGTGTCTCCGTCTCCACCATCAGCCGGATCTGCAACGGCGCCGAGAAGGCCCGTCCAAAGACCGTCGTCGCTCTCGCGCAGGCCCTGGGCGTGTCCGCCCGCCGCACACAAGCCCTCTGCGACGCCTCGTACGCCACCAGGCATCCGGCGGGGGCGTCATGACCCGCGACGAAGCGCTCGCCGCCATCAGCGCGGAACGGGACCGCCAGGCCATCCTGTGGGCCGCCCCCCACACCCACGGTCAGGGTGACTGCTCCAGCCCGGACGTGCCCCTCATGGTCAAGATCGCCGTGCTCGGGGAGGAGTTCGGGGAAGTCGCCCGCGCCGCCCTCGACGGCAAACCGGACCAGATGCGAACCGAGCTCACCCAACTAGCTGCGGTGTGCGTGGCCATGATGGAGGGCGCGTGACCCGGGCCGGCGTCCTGGCCGTCGTCACGGCCTACGGGCGCCGTCTCCCCATCGCCGGGTGCGCCCGCTGCGGCCGGATACGTGTCCTGCTGGGCCGGGGCCTGTGCGGCGGATGCCGCACCACATGCAGCAGGAGCGGCACGCTTACCAGCTACGGGTACACGAAAGCGGACCGGAAAGCGGACTATGCCCGGGAGCGCGCCCGCGGCCTCACCATCCGCGAGGCATCGGAACGGACCGGGATAGCCGAACGCAGCGGGCAGCGGTATGAGGCCGAACGCCGCAGCAGTGAAACGGGGGATGTGTGATGGGTACCTACGCGGAGTTTCTTGAACGCAAGGCGCAGCTTGATGGGATGGCCGGGTTCGAGCCGCTATGGATGCCGGACTTCCTGTTCCCGTTCCAGCGGGCACTCACCGAGTGGGTGATCCAGCAGGGACGCGGGGCCATCTTCGCTGACTGCGGGCTTGGGAAATCCCCGATGACGCTGACGTGGGCGCAGAACGTCTACAAGCACACCGGCAAGCCCGTCCTGCTGCTGACTCCCCTCGGGGTGACGTTCCAGATGGCGGCCGAGGCTGGGAAGTTCGGCATCGAGGCGGCGATCTCGCGTGACGGCACGATCCCCGCTGCGGTGACGATCACAAACTATGAGCAGCTGGAGAAGTTTGACCCGGCCCGGTTCGGCGGGGTGGTGTGCGATGAAAGCTCAGCGATCAAATCGTTTGACGGGGTCCGCCGGGCGATGGTGACCGAGTTTATGCGGACCGTCCCGTACCGGCTGCTGGGGACCGCGACGGCCGCGCCGAACGACTACATCGAACTCGGAACCTCCAGCGAGGCGCTCGGATACCTGGGTCACATGGACATGCTGGCCCGGTTCTTCACCAACAAGGACAAGACCTCCAAGGCGATGGGCGGCCGGTGGCGCTCAAGCGCCGGGGAGCAGTGGCGGTTCAAGGGTCACGCCGAGGACCCGTTCTGGCGGTGGGTGTGCTCCTGGGCTCGGGCCGCGCGGAAACCATCCGACCTCGGGTTCGACGACGACGGATTCACGCTTCCCCCGCTTGAGACCAGGCGGCACGTAATTGAGGCGCGGACCGCGAAGGAAGGCGCCTTGTTCGACGTGCCGGCCAGCGGGCTCCATGAGGAACGCGAGGAGATGCGCCGCACCATCACCGAACGGTGCGAGAAGGCCACGGAACTGCTCGCGGACGCCAAGCCCGGGGTCGCCTGGTGCCAGCTCAACGACGAGGGTGACCTGCTCACAAGGCTGATTCCTGGCGCGGTTCAGGTCAGCGGCTCCGATGCCCTGGAGTCGAAGGAAGAGAAACTGGCCGCGTTCACCCGCGGTGAGATCCGTGTCCTCGTCATCAAGCCGAAGATCGGCGCCTGGGGCCTGAACTGGCAGCACTGCCACCGCATGACCTACTTCGCCGACCATAGCTACGAATCCCACTATCAGGCGGTACGCCGCTGCTGGCGGTTCGGGCAGGTCGAGCCGGTGACCGTGGATGTGGTCACGACCACGGGCGGGGAACGGATGCTCGCCAACCTGGAACGCAAAGCCGTCCAGGCCGACGCCATGTTCAGTTCCCTGACCGCGCACATGCGTGACGCACAGGCGATCCGCCGCGCCGAGACTTACAACAAGGAAGCCGAGGTGCCCTCATGGGTGTCCTAGACCAGCAGGTGACTGACCGGTTCGCGATCTACAACGGAGACTGCGTCGAGGTCATGGAGGGGCTGCCGTCCGGGTCGGTCCATGGGTCGGTGTACTCGCTGCCGTTCGCCCGTCCGGGTGGCGCGAACCCGGGACTGTACCACTACTCGTCCTCGGACCGGGACCTGTCGAACAGCCGCTCGTATGAGGAGTTCCTCACCCACTACGAGTACGTGGTGACTGAGGTCGCGCGGCTGATGATGCCGGGCCGGATCTCCGGGGTGCATTGCATGGACGTCCCGGTCGGCAACTCAGGCGGCGACGCGGTCGCCGACTTTCCCGGGGACCTGATCCGGCTGCATCTGCGGTCCGGGTTCGAGTACCTGGGCCGCCACGTCATATGGAAGGAGCCGCTGGCGGTCCGCAATCGGACGATGTCGAAGGATCTCACCCATCAGACGACCGTGGAGGACTCCACCCTCGCGGGGATCGCCACGGGTGACTATCTGCTGATCTTCCGCCGGTGCGGAAACAATCCCGTCCCGGTGACGCACCCGCACGGGTTCACGACCTACCACGGGGCGTCGGCCCCGCCGGCCGAGGTGCTTCGGTTCCGGAACTGGGCGGGCGCCCAGACGGGGAACCTGTATTCGCAGTGGGTGTGGCGGCAGTACGCCTCCTGCGTGTGGGATGACATCCGCGGGAACCTCGGCCAGTACGACGACCGGTCCGTCATGGCGGTGCTGCCGTTCCGGGAGTCCCGCGACGAGGAAGACGAGAAACACGTTCACGCTCTCCAGCTGGACGTGATCCGGCGGTTCGTGGACATGCGCACCAATCCGGGGGAGACGGTCCTCTCGCCCTTCGCTGGCGTGGGATCTGAGTTGTACGGCGCGGTGGAGCTCGGCCGGAAGGCGATCGGTGCGGAGCTGAAGCCCTCGTACTACCGGCAGGCGGTCAAGAACCTGGCTGAGCTGGACAGTGCGCAGCCGGTACAGGAAGCCCTCGACTTCGCGTGACCGGTGCCCCGAAGCTGTCCCTGGACGCTGTACTCGCCGCCGCTCTCGTTGCGGTCATCGTCCCCGAGCTGGGTGCGTGGATCGGTGCCCACACAGGCACCAAAGGCACGGTGATCGGCACGGCAACCGGCGCGGTGCTGTCGGTGCTGATCGGCTGGCTGGTCCTGTACCTCACCGGCCACACCAAGGCGGGACTGGCGAAGGTTCCGTGGCACAAGACCAGGCCGTGGCACATCGCCGTCGCGGTCCCTGTGGTGGCGGTGGTCGTGTTCGTTGTGGCGATGGCCGCGGTCACGGGC